TTTCTATGTACTGTCCATTTATAGAGACAGCTTCTGATGGTAGTGAATTTGTGATGTCAGTATGGTCTGTGATATCTCTGAATGAATACATTTATCTGACACCTCTCAATCTGCTCTGCCTTGTGTCTCTTGTGTTGATCGCACTTGACATATCTCCTGCTGTTGCTCTTGCAAACTCCCTGCCATTGACATACAGTGGCACATCTACTGTGAAGCTTGCGCTTGTTCCGTACTCATAGGATGCATCTGCAATCCCCATTGCGCTTGCGCTTGGGATTGATACAAGGTCAAGGGATGCAAGCTCTACCGCCCTTGTCATGGCTTCAATACCATTGGCAAATCCCTCACCTGTGTACTCGCCAAGCTTGTACATGACTTTTGATGGTGAAGCGATGCCTAACACCTTTTTGACCGCCATTGGGAGCTTTGATGCCAACGCTTTTACTCTGGCTATGACAGAATCAAATTTTGCCTTGATTCCACCCCACAGACCCTCTATGAGATTCCTGCCTATGCCCGCAAGGTTTCCCGCTCCGCTCTTGATGGCATTTGGGATCTTCTTTGCCAAGCTTAAAAGCTTTGATGGTATTGCTGTGAACCCTGTAACAAGTCCACGCAGTAATGCCACCATCAGATTCAGACCTGCCTTGAGCATCTGTGGCAACGCCTTAACAAATGCTGTTGCGATCTTTCCCGCCATTGAAAGTGCTTTGGAAGTTAGGTTTGATTCACCTGCACTCAAGCCATTCACCAAGTTGGTGACAGCTTCAAGGCCTTTAACAATAAGTTGCGGGAGTGCTGTGCCTATGCCTTGGATCACTGACAAAAGGATGTTGATACCGCCTAACACAAGATTAGGCAGTGCGCTCCCTATGCCCTCAATCAGCTTGCTCACAAGCTCCATGCCTTTAGGAACAAACTCTGTGGCCTTGGTGCTGATTGCGTTTAACATAGTATCAATGCCCTCATTGACACTTGTATCTCCTGTCAGCATACTTGTGATAGTCTCGCCAAACAGGTTGAACACAGGTATAACGCTTTCTATGACCCCAGAGATACCGCCAACTTTAGAAAGCAGGGAGTCTATACCGCCCATGATGTTGGCAAGGTTTCTCTGCATCCCCGCTCTGACATTGGTGAGTGCCATCTGGATTCCTGCACCCGCAGATTTTGCCTGTTCTTCCCAAGATGCGAACCCCTCTCCGCCTTTTTCGGAAAGCTCTATCATCTTTTCATTGACTTCATCAATGGTGACAGTGCCATTTTTCATGGCTTCATACAGATCCGCTTGGGTCTTCCCTGCGCCCAATGTAGCTTCTGCTAATTGATTCATCTGGGCAGGTGCGGTCTGTACCAATGCTCTCCAATCCTGCAGGTCTGGCTTGCCCTTTGACATGGCCTGTACCCACTGATTGATTGCGGATGCCTGTTGCTCTGCACTCTGCCCGCCACTTGCCATAGCGTTATTCAGTGCAAGGGTGAGCTTTGTGGCCTTGTCAAGATCTCCTGTGACCGCAACAACCTGCTGTGTCTGGCTTGCGACCCTGTCAAGTGTGGTAGGCAGGTGAGCTATAGAATTGCCTAATACTGTTATTGATGCGTTCGCATCTTTGGCACTGAAGCCAAGCGATTGCATGACCTTTGGGAAGTTGTTCAGTGTGTCAAACCTCTTTACCGCACCATCCATTGATGAGCCTATAAGGTTGAAGACACTGCTGACAGCTTTCTGCCCTATTGCCATCCACGCACCAAACCCAAGTCCGCTTTTAAGTTTTGAGCCAAATGATTCAGCCTTACCGCTCAACTTGTCAAAGGTTGAACCCATATTCTGATCTCTGGCGGTCAATATCGCTTCAATTGTGTGTGCTGACATTCTGTAGCCTTTCCTGTAGTTCTTTGTATTTCTGCTTCAGTTCGTTTACTGAATCTCCTTTGAGCCTTTTCAGTTCCTTTGAGTAATTGAAGAATGATTCAAAAGTAGGGTAAACAGGCTTCAAGTTCTTGCCTACTTTCTTCTTTGCGGATGCCATAAATGACAGCCACGCACCCAGAGCTATGTCTTTGTGGCGGTCTAGCTGTTTGTATTGCTCCGCTTCGCATAGCATCTGGTATTCTCTTGGTGTAAGGCGGTCAACCTCATCAAGAGACTTGAATCCAAAAAATCTGAAGCAGTTCAATGCTACCTCATCATACAGCTCATTGAAGTCTAGTTCTCTTCTGTCAGTGCTTTCAGTTCTCTGTATGTGGTCTTGGTAACATTGGCTTTGCCGAAAAAATCAACCACCTGCGCAAACACTGCATCTATATCTGTGTCCTCTGATTCGATGAACTTGTACAACTCGCCAACTGTGAGCCTTGGTGTTTCTCCCTTGTTGGCGGTCATCAGCACTTCACACAGTGCTTCTACATCATCACTCATGACCTGCGCCATGATGTACTTTGCGCCTGTGGCAACTGTATAATTTGAGTTTGGCACTTTCTCGCTTGCCATAGCGTTTATGGTCTTCAGAAATCCCATGCCAAAGTTGAATGTGTAGGCAGTGCCATTCATTTCAATTTCAAATTTCATTTTGTTTCCCCTCTTTCAAAAAAGGGAGAGGTTTTACCCTCTCCCGCATTAATTAGGTTGTCTTTGGAGTATCCACAAATGTGTACTGCTCATCATCCTGTTGTGGTGCTGTCACAGTTACATTTCCATCTGCGCCCTTGCCATTGATGCCGAAAGTCATTGAGACTTCCACATTTCCATCAGCAGGGGATGATGTGGTGAATTCTGTGAGGTATGCTTGATAATATGTACCCTCAAATTTCCCTGTCTGGCCTGTTGCAGGCTTATCCAGATTGGCTTCCCACACCTCTATCAGAGATCCATCAAGGATGGCGTTCTTGAGTTTTGGGATCATCGGATCATCATCTGCCATAAGGCTTGTGCAAGTCTTTTCAAGTTCCGCTACACTCGCACCTCTTACAGAACCATCCTTTGTTGCAGTTGCATCAGCATCTGCGCTAATAGACAGCTCATCTTCTGTGGTAAATGCGATCCTTGTACCATCTGCTGTTGAAGCTTCTGAAGCAAGTCTGTACAGGTATACAAGTTTCTTTCCTGCTACTGCGCTCATTTAGTTATCCTTTCTTTGAATAAAAGAACCGCAGACTTGACCACCCATGCATAAGAGGTGGTGTGGTCGTATTGTCTGCAAGTATCTGCTGTTCAGTTTCGTTTCTGATAAGTGACCACTTATAGGTAGAGGTTTCTTCTAGCGTTCCTGCCATCCCAATTATGTTATTCATCATCAGTGATACTGTGCCACGCTGTTTCCAATCGTTGTGCCAAACGTGTACCACTAATGTGACGTAGCCATAATCATGGGATTTAGCAGAGCCAAACTGCTGTCTTGTGTCAGCAAGATAGTAGAAAGGGTATGTTGTACCCTTTGGCGGTAGTTGCCCATCATAGGCATTTAACTGCGTTTTAAAGTATGTGAATAGTTCCTGCTGTGCGGTCATCTGTCTGTCACTTTCTCCAAGTCTCCAAGGTATTGAGGTCTTACAACCTCAAGTGATGGGTCTAGTATAGGTTCTGCGCTCATGTACCTTGTGCCATATTCTGTATAAGGGTTATAGTTCATGGTTGCGCCCACAGCCACTGTCAAGCCACCATCTCTGATTTCAGCATTGATAGATCCTGCTGTGTCTCCTGTGGAATACCCTTTGATATATGCGGATGTTGTCTGCCTTTTCATAACATTTGTGAGCCTGTCACCATTGGTTTTCACAATGCGTTTGACATCATCCATGGTCACATTGGGTTTAAGTGCGCCCTGCAGGTCTGCAAGTCCATTGATCTTAACGCCCATCACACTCTTGACAGCACAAAGACATCCTTGACCCTTTTAGGTGCTATATAGTCTACTTTGTACGCTTTGCCCTTTATCACAATGTCTGTATAGTTGTCTTCAATGTGGTTCTGAAAACGTGCTGTGATGGAATCCTGCATAACTCCACCATATACCAATGTCATCATGCGCTCTGTGGTGTTATCCACACTTGCATAATGTATAGCTTCACTTGATATGGTATTGGTGTAGTTGCCTGTATTCGGATCATACACGCTTTCTACCACTCTGAAGATCACAGGTGTATCAAATCTCATAGAAATTTCATTCTCCCTACGGAATCATTCTGGGTTTGAGTTGACAGCCACCCATTGATCTCTGCCATGTATGGCTTGAAATCATCTTCTGAATTCCATGTCATGCTTTCACCCTCAACATTGTGTGATGTCAGCCTTTCACTTCCTATCCTGTTGAATCTGACTATTGCTACCTCTACTACTATGTACTCAAGTGCAGATGGCACAGCAGGTACTCCAAGCCTTAACTGAAGTCTCTGCTGTGTCATGCTGATGATTGTGTTAAGAAGTGAGGTAACCTCTTGTGTTGGGTCACTTATTCCAAGTAAAGTTAATACTTGTTCTAACATGGGTTACCCCTTTCAAGATTAGCTGTTGGACATTGTTCCTTTGACAACTCCTGCAAGTTCTTCTGCATAGAATTTTGCGCCCGTCAGCAGGAGTGTTTCGATCGATGCTCTCTCAAGAACTCTGCCATGAGTGATTCCGACAAGTCCTGTCTCATCGCTTGTCAGTTCAAACTCCTGTCCTACTGCGCCATTTGCAGGTACATATGCGCAGTGCAGGTTCTCTTTAGCTGTGGAGATCACAGCACCTGCGGTGAGTGATGGGATGATAAAGAGTGTGCCAAGTCCAAGGAAGTCCTCAACATAGGTCATGCCGAACGCGGTCTGCATTGAGATCGTAGCAGAGCTAAGATAACCTGCAACATCTGTTGAAGAAACAAAGTGAACAGGCTCTACATCTGCATCCTCAAAGTAGGTCTGGAGTGCATTCCAATTGTTTGCAAGCTGTGCCTGTAAGGTAGCTCCTGCTGTTGCTGTACCTGTGCCTGTAGCAAGGAATGTGTTGAAGTCTGCCTTTACACCTGCTCTGACCGCTCTGATGAGCGCACGATCTGTGTCATAGATAGCGTTTTCTCTTCCGCTCTTCTGAATAGCTTCTGCTGTTGTCAGCTTTCTGAATTTCTTCAGAGTCATGGTAATAGGTGTTCCTACTCTCTGTGTTTCGGTAAGACCGATTTCAACACCCTCTGCGACCTGCGCAGGAATGTTGCCTTTAACGCTTGACTTGTACACATTGATTGTGTTGCCCTCTGCGACAGCTTCCATTCTGGTGATGCCAAGAATTTCAGCAAGCGCACGGTAGCTGTTGTGAAGTTCGTTTACGAGATCAATTGATATTGCAGGAGCAATATCTGTTGATACTGTTGTGCCTGTAATTACTGCCATGATTATTTTTCCTTTCTGAATAGATCCATATTCTCTTCGATTGCTTTCAATCGTTTGTTAGGATCTTTGATAGCGAATATCTGATCTGTTGTAAGAGCAGATGTACTTCCCTTTTTAGGTTCACCACCTGCAAGCCTTGATTTGGTGTATTCATCATTGAACGCTATGAAAGCCTTTACTGTCTCGCTTGTTTCTTCTGCTGTGTCTCTCACAAGCGCATCCACAAGCGCATCCTGTGGCTGTGTCTTGCAGTTCTGAACTATGATGGCCTTGGCGGTCTTTGCCATTTCGCTGTGCGCCTTTTCCGCTTTCAGCTTGTCTAGTTCTTTCTGGAGTTCGCCAAGTTCATATTTGGCTTTTTCTTCAGCATTCATCTGCTCAAGCCTTTTGGCTTCTTCTACCTTGCGTTCCTGTTCTTTCTGCCATTTAGCAAATCTTTTGTTAATGATTTCATCCACTTCCTTGTCAGTGTATGTCCTTGTCGTTTCTTCTTTTGCTTTGGCAGGTTCTTTGGATTCTTCTGGTGTCTGCTCTACGTTCATCTGCTCGTTGGTTTCCATAATTTGTCCTTTCTTTTAAGTTGTAAGCTAAACTACCCATAGCTTTTTAAGTGTTCAAGGCTTGCACTGTTTCCCATAGCTTTTAATGTCATCAATGCTTGGACAATAAAAAAGAGCCTTTCGGCTCTCTGTTTATCTTATTCTGTTGGCTGATAATGTTGGCAATCGCCATCCTTGTAGTAAATGTCATTCGGTATGGCATCATCATACATAGGGCAAAAGTGCTGTGTCTGCTTATCGCTCACTGGCACAGCATCGTTATAACTCTGTCTGAATTCGTCATAGCGTTCATCATAGAACACACATTTACTACATAATGCCATTGCTTAACACCTCTACCATTAATGATTCAATATAGTCTGGCAATGTGCCACCCATTTCTCTCAATGCAAAGCACTCTGCAAAAAATTCACTTGGCTTTGTGTTTGCGTATTCAGATATTTTGTAAATATCGCCTGTCTCCCTTGCTTTTTTCAGCGCATCTTTCCACCGCTCGTTCATATACCACAGTTTGTTCTGCCATTGGTAATTAGGATTTGCCCTTTCATTGTTAATCATGCCGAAATACTGATCCGATAAGATGTGACCATACTCATGGGTGACTACACATTTTAGGTGGTCATCGTACATCGAGTGTACACCCCATCTTTCAAATTTGATTTTGTTTTTCAGCTTTTCAATGTCGCTCTCAATCCTAAACGGCATCTTCTTGCCTGCCCATCTTTCTTCCATCATCCTTATTGAAGCCTTGTTCATTGCCTTGTTTAAGTCAAAGTTTAATGCTTCATCGGCAAGCGTCTTGCCTAATTTCTTGCCATTAAATCCCAAGTGTTGGTAGTTAGCGTTCATTACACCTTTACCACCAGATTGGATGTTGGCAAGTTTGTTGATTGGGTATTTTGATGTCAGCACAGACAGTTGCTTGTTTATGATATTGGCGTTGCCCAAAGAAACACCGCTATAGTCTACATTATCTGCAAACTGTCTTGCGAATTCTTCTGCTTCTGCTTTTGTTTTGGCAGGTGTGAATGTGTCTGCTGTCTTTGGTTCTGATTGTACCACAGGATTAAGCCATTTCTGTCGTTCTGCAAGCGACATTTTGTTCCAATCGGATGTAGACCCGCCTTGATTCAGATAATTCAGCCATGAGTTGTATTCATCCTCATCAACATAAGGTGCTGTGGTGCAGTGGCATCTTGGGTGCATAGGTGGTGCGTTCTTCGCAGGTTCTGCTTCAGCTACAGGGAAGTTCTTGCCATCAAGCTCAAGGCATATAGGACAGGCTCTTGGGTTTACTGCCATATACACATATCTTTCCACGCCAGAAGCCTTGTAGGAATCCATAGCCACATCTGTCTGCACTCTTCTTAACTCTGTGACCATCAGCCTGTGAGC